ATCCCCCATTCGCGCTGACAGTATTCTTCAAGATCGAGGAGATCTGTGGCAGATCTTATTTTGAGGTTGACCAGGATCTTCACAGTCTCGCTCCTCGCCGGATAGTCTCAACCAGCTCTTTGACGCGCATATATGGACTGTTCATTGAATCCCCAAAAGTTTTTTTATGCGATTCCTTGTTGTGAATTGAAGGGAAGTTATTTTTTCCTGGACAACGAGAGACGCCCATTGCTTGGTCCTTTTTACCAGTTCCCCCATCTTAGATTGGCTAAATCCGTTCTCCGCACACCAAGACACATATTTTTCAAGTAATTTTTTGTCTGACAAGTTACTCAATGTGTATTAAATATAAGTCAAGATGTCAAGAAAGTCAAGTTTTTTGTACTACTTTTAAATCATCATAACTCGCAGATAATAAAATAGTTATAAAAATCTTTGAAATTTTTTACAATTTTTCTGAGTGAAAAAACCGAAATATTGAAAGATTTTTGACACAAATGAGAAAATCTGACATAAATGAAGATTCAAAAAAAGTTCTCACTGTAATAGGAAATAACATTCTGAGATTGCGGGGCAGGATGAGTCAAGAAGAATTAGAAAACAAAGCAGGGGTTTCTAGATCTGTCATTTCAGCAATCGAAAATGGGAAATCTATTTCTCTTACAAGCTTAATAAAATTAGCAAAAGCCTTGAATGTTGAGCCACAAGATCTTTTTATTTCTGAGAAAAGACGCGAAGAATTATCTTATATGACCGTCAAGCTTTTAGAAAAAGTATCTGAATCAGCGGGAGTAAAACCAGAAAAGAAAAACTAAAAAGGGGGAGGGCATGGCTTTAACATTATGTCCTGAATGTGAGAAGAAGGTTTCAAGTGAGGCTGCGGCTTGTCCATCGTGTGGCCATCCTTTGAAAAAGCAGCCCCAACAGCGATTATGGAGCCCTGGAGTGGCGGCTGTCCTGAGCTTCCTTCTTCCCGGATTGGGTCAAGTATATAAGGGGCAAATTCTCGGAGGCCTCGTTTGGCTTGTATTTGTAATCGGCGGTTATCTCCTATTCATAATTCCCGGAATCGTCCTGCATCTCGTGTGCGTTATCGCCGCAGCGGCGTTTCGGCGATCCTTATAAGAAATAAGAAGATGACCCCAAAGCGACACATACTCTACATCGACCGGGACACAAAAAAACAGGAGTACATCAAATGGGAGGGCGAGGGGGATCCTCCGGAGCTCGTGCCCGGAAAGGTGAAGAAGAAAAAAAAGAGACATGCCGAAAAGAAGAGACGGCCCAGTTGGGATTACGTTTTCCCCTGGGCCCTCCTAATATTTTCTTTTACAACCACTTAGAAATTTAGCATAAAATGCGTATTCCGAACTTTTTGCATATATTGATTATTAAAATGCAAGTTTTGGTCAAGATTTACTGCCCTAAAAATTGGAACCACCCTTCCCGCACTGCATTCACCCAGGCCCACTCCATGTGATCAAGCGACCAGTCCTCATTCCCGCACACGTTTTTCCACTTTCCGTCTACTAAACGAAAGATCGGCCTCAGGTTACTCTCGAATCCAATATTCCCATCAGACAATACGCGGCGAGCCAACTCCTTCCAGGCTTCAGGATGCTCCGGAGGAACACAGCCATCAGAGCTGGCTATGAATGGGATCCCATCCGGGATGATATGCTTTCGATTTTGGTAGTCAACTACATTGCCAATAGAATGCAGACTGAGAGCAAACCGGCTCTTAATTGTCGGCTTATTGTAGAAATCATTAAACCGGTCATCGATGGCCATGCTGGTAAAACGCCTGTGCTTCGGGATGGAAAACTGATTGAAAAGATCGAGCTGAATGTTATGCCAGCCGTTGCCGGCCATTCCTTCATTTACAGCCTCGTAGCCGATCCGATCCCCGAATTCCCGGTCCAGGACCTCAACCAGATAATAATTATCCTCCTGGATCTGCCGGCCCGTAGCATCCAGCTTTTCAATCCAGGCTCGGATCTGTGCATCCGTAGGATCCTTATCCAAGCCGGCAATGGCGCGTTTTTTTCGCTGAGCGCGGATATACGCTGGATCGTGCCACTCACTCTCATAATAGTGATAGACGCTCGGCATCCAGACTGACATCTTGCCTGTGTTGTTTTTTCCGTTCAGCCAGTGATCATTCCAGAAACCAGTTCTTTTCTTGTCTTTGAGTGAACAGTTATCAAGAATGGCCACGATTGCAAAAAGAGAGCGCTCGACCATTTCTCCCACTCGACCTACCAGGAGATCGATCCATTCCCTGCTCACTTTGCCTGGATTGAATAATCCTTCGGGAGTTTTTGCATAGGGAAAATTGAGCTTATCCTTCCAGTGCGGTTCCCACATGCCGGCAGCAAAGATCCGCAGCGTATTCCCCCACTGGTTATTGACAATGCGATTCAGGAAATTCCTGTAGTCATTGGTTTGTATCAGACGGTTTATCCCCAGTGTAGGAATCAGAAAAGGAGCGACTACTTTGCCTGATTTTAAATAAGTCAGGCTTTCAGAGAGCTTTGGAATGGACGGTGGTGTAGGAGGGGGGTCCGGGGGGTCAGGCGGATCTGGGGGCTCCGGATCCGGAGGTGGTTGCGGAGGAGGATCCGGCGGTTCCGGCTTTTTCCGGAAGAATAAAACCCAAAGTAAAAAACCAACGATTAAAACAGACCCTATCGCTATAATTAAAGTAATCATGCCCATTGCCTCCCTGATTCTATGTATCCTGTGACATAGGCGTTGACCGTGCCGGCTGATGCTCCGTTATATTGACAGATCTGATCATCATCCAGCTCAATCTTGAATTGCCACGTCATTGCCTTGTTCCCGGATCCGACTTCCCTGAATTCTGTTTTCATATCTGTGGTTGAGCGCCCCTTCATTCTCCATTCGATATCGACAACATGTGTGGTCCCCCCGGAAAACTCTAGAAAGATTATCGCCCACTTAGCTTTGGCTGAAGTCTGTGTAGTTAGATCCAGATCTCTCCAGGTCGAATCGAGCGTAAGGGAAACGGATTGTCTTTCCTGCCCGATGATCTTCGCCCTGGCTGCCAGGCGTTTTTCCAACTTCTTCTGAAAAGCTTTCCACCAGGCGGGATTTAAAAACGATCTCATTTTATAGCGTCCAAAAATTAGTAGAAACACCCTTAAATGCAACGATATCAGCCGAGCAATTCGCAATGTTCTTTGTTATTGATATTATCTGAAAGGTCTCGTTGTCATAGATCGTGTGCTTGGTTTCATCGATCGTCCCTTCCAAATGAATCTTGATCTTATCTGTAGGATTCAGAAGCAGCGCTTCAGGAACATTCAGCTTTCCACTGATCATCTCCATTGGGCCCTGGACCATCTTTGTGATGTTGTCCCAAAGGTTTTCAGATTGAGTTTGAAGCGTAGCGAGAGTTTCAACGGTCATTTTTGATTTGCTGCCATACTCATACTCAGCATATTCAGGCCTGACTCCAGAAATTCCATATGTGTGGGAGTCTTCATTTACTTCGTCTTCATAGACTTTCGAAACATTATTAAAGTCATACAAAAGCGCAAGCCCCCTGTAACAATGATCGGTATCTTCTATGATCTCAGGAAATGTCGCAAAATCTGAGGTCCGGAAGGAAGGAACATCAGCCGGCACGTCTGACGTATAGCGCCGGGCTTCAATGGTTCCGTCTAGGCGTACGAACATTTGAAAGATTGCCGTGCGCTGAAGCTCATCGATGAGCTCGATCGAATCAATCTCCTCGTCGATAAACAGATTAACGCCTATTTGTCTGTTCGAATTGAGGTCCACAAAAGAAGCCCAGTTCAATCGCTGTTTATTTATGTCATTCGCAATGCAGAGGATGAAATACAGGGCATCTGCTGGAAACAAAGAATAGGCATTTCCGAAGGGTGAGATCTCGATCCCCTCTGCATAGCACACAATCTCTGAATCTCTCGGATCGTCAACTAAGGTGAATTGAGCGTTCGGGAGATCCACAGTATAGTCTGTGGTTATGGTCAGCTGCTTTCCGTCTTTAAGGACATAATTGATGGCATAAAGATCGTAAGAGGTTCCTCTAAATGTCACCTCTGATATTTGATATTTATGGTTTGAGGTATCGATGCAGACAGGAAGAAGAGGGAAATCAGCGGTTATGGAATTACATGCACCGAGAAATATTGGAACTGGCCTATCAGCCCATTCCGGATCCACATTCGGATAATCGGTTGAATTGAACGTACCGATCGGGAGTCTTTTTAGCTCTATCCTCCTGTCCATAACGGAGAGTCGGAATTCGCCCAATTTGTAGATGGGCTTTCTTGTATATCCGTAAAAGAAGATCGGGAAATCTTCATAGTCCTGATCAAGATCTCCGACCCGGACAATGGCCTCTATGTTATGCCACAGTAAATTTTCCTTATTCGATATGAAATACCCATCATCGATAATTGAGATCTTCCCAAAAGAGATCTGGCTTTCTGGATAATAATATACTCCGACACTTTGCTGGATTGAGGGTATCGCATTTAGATCCAGCAAACACTTAGGCTGAAGCGGCAAATAATATCTCCACACCTCGACTCTGCTTATGTATATCAGCTTGCTCGCGTCAGACATCCTGATCATTATTCGATAATCGTCATAGCTGGGATGGGTGACAAACTCGATCTCTGCCGTCTCGAATTCCCCGCCGGTTCCAGATAAATCAATACAATTTACAGTCGAAGCTACCCATTGCGAAGAAGAATTGAGAAAGACATTTGCTGCTACATCCTGGATCCTAACCTTCGCAGCACCGGTTGAGCGGTATCGGATCTTTATCTTGTGTTTTGCCTGTGGCCTTGTGGTGATATCCTGGCGGATAAGGGCAACATTCCCGCTGCCGTCAATGGTGATTTTTGCAGAATACACTTCGATCTTATCGTCATAAACCGTCGTGCTCTTATCGACTGTCGATGAACCAGTTATCCATTCTGTCCAGAATTCGGCATTTGTGGAGGTTGTCCAAAAATTGAAAATCCCATCATCTAATAGCTGTTTTCTTCTTTCGACTTCAACGGGGCGATTAGAAATGGCAACCCAAAAATAAACCACAACTGAATATTTTGGATAGCTGGAAACAACCGTGGCCGGATCATCTGAATCCGTGGTATGGATAAAAAGATTCTGGGTGAACGGATTATAGTACCAGGTCTCTGCGGTTCCGTTGCAATCGGATATCGAGAACTTTTCTGTGAGTTCTACGCCATCCAGCTCAACCCTGTCTATCTCCCCATAAGTAAAATTCAACCACCAGGTATTTGTATATGACCCATGCTGCGTCCAGGATTCCTCGTTTAATTGTCGCCTGGGATGTAATTCTACAACTGCAGTCTTTTTAATATCCTCCAACTTGGCAAACTCGGAGAGTGTCATCTGGCCTATATTCATCTCACCTCTCTCACGTTAAAACTGATATCCCAGTGATCCCTCACGGAAAGTGGGTTGTATTGAATGGGGCTGGAAAGGCGAGCATAATAAAGGGATCCAGGAAGATCGTCGGGATCCTCGATAATGAATAACTGTTTCGACGAACCGACCTCTACAAACATGTCCTCAAAATCTGAGGATTCGTTTTTTGAATTGAACTTATAAGACCTGGTTTTAAAATGTGGGAGCTGGATGCTTGTTTCCTGGCCTCCCTCTGCCGCTTTTATCAAAGAGGGATCATTATCCTGTTTTGAATGGCCGACAATAAGAGCATTCCGGACAGGAACAAAAGGCTGCAGCAGAAGATCGATCTTTCCTATTTTGATATAAGTATCGGGATTGTCTTTATCCTCGCAATAGGCTTCCCAGTAGCGGTAATTCTGGGCAGAGGTCCATCTGTAATAGGCATAATTTCCCGAGATGGTCATGGCTACATTTACGTTCCAGGTCCCAAAAGCAGAGCTGGATCCTCGAGCCCTCAGATTTGCTCCTGACTGAATATTGTGGCCGGCGATGAAAAGGCCATAGATATTTGTGTTTGCTCCGAGATCTCGCCGCATGTACTCTTCTGTGTGGATCCGGATCCCATCGTTCGAAGTATAATTATCCGCTCCGGTGAGATCTGCGGCCGTCGAGAATCCGATCACGTCCCAGATCGCATTGGTTGTGCTCGTACAGGTTAGCTCAAAATTACCCGTATGATTTGTGATCTTGAATTTATTTTTATTTGTGCCGGATTCCAAATACTCCACAGTGAAATTGTCGTCGGGAGTGACGGCCTCCATCTGGGTTTCGATTTCTGCAGCAAGGCTGTCAGCATCATACGTTCCAACTGTGATCGTTGCTGTCCGGGCCGTGGATCCTGAATCTTTAAAATAGAGCTTGTTTTTCGCAGATCCAATCTCAAAATTTCCCCATCCGGATCCGGCTCCGTATTGAGATCTCCATTCCCTTTGTATATCTCTGTGTTGGGTGTTTTCTTTGGGAAAGTTCGAATGCTCTGAAGTAACAGAGTAAATGTCATCAAGTTTCCACTGATCCTCATAATATAGTTCGATGTTGGCCATTATCTTCCCCTCACTCCCCTGGGATCGTATTTGAGATATCCCAGCCTTGAATATTCGGGGACCGTCTGGACCAGGACGTTCATCAGCTCATGCTCTCCGATCTTGATCTGTATGGGCTGCGCGGTCATGGAGATATTGTTTTGAATAGGTATAGGAGATACCTTGACGTCTTCATAAGGATGGAATTTAACGAGTCCCCCGCTTGCTCCGGATCTGAAGTGGAGCCCGCCCTGGCCGGATGGCACCTCGCCGAGAAGGCTTTTAATGCTGTAAAGGTGTTTATTGGCGATATCGGATTTACGGCATACCGCGTCAACGCTCCCCGTTACGTCCCGGACGGCGTTTTGCAGGACGTGAAACTCTTCCTTATAATCAGCCCTCAGCATGTCCCTTACAGAAATCGCGGCATCCGTTATTTGGTGGATGTGGTGTTCCGTTGATTTGCCCATGCCTCCGCCGCCGAGAAGTGTCCCGAGGAATGTCCCGGCTGCTGCGCCTAAGCCCATTGCCAGAGCTCCTGCGCCGCCCGAGGCAATGCCCGCAGCTCCTTTTGCTGCGCTTCCGAGAGTTTGCCTTACACCCGAGACGGCCTTTGTGGCCTCGCTCTGCACCATCTTGAACACGTTGTTTTTCAGGAATCCCGTTACCATATCGCCGAAAAAGCCAATAACGCTGTCCTTCAGCCCTCCGATAAGAAGCACCATTGCATCATTGAAGTCTGAGCCTTCGGTTAAGATGTCTTCAAAGGCATTGCCGAACGAACGGGAAATGCCTGTGCTGAGGCCGTCCCAGAGCGGGCTTATTTCGTTTTGGATGGTGTACTCTACATCATCTTTGATATCGTCGTGAGCATTGAACACGTGAGATTTAATCTCTTCCTGCGTATTCCAGGCTAGGCCAGACCAATCCCTGTGAGCCGGCATAACCGTATTTACTATAGCTTCTTCAACTAATTTTATCTCCCTTTTATATCCTTTTAGAGAAGTCGTGGTTAATTCAATCTCAGTTCTGAAGACTTTCTGTTTATTCGATCCTTCATTGGTTGCCCTTGATAGCTTATCGGTCGAGTCTTTCTGTTCTTTTAGCCGGGCGTCAAGTTCAGATAATGCCAAATCCTGGCCTCCGGCTGCCTCTGTTACGCCGTGAAAGGATCGGACAGCTGCGTCCATCTCATCCTGGACGTCAGCCCAAATATCCTTGAATTCAAGCCACTTCATCTTGAGCTCGAAGGCTGCGATCTTTCCTAGTTGCCTGATATCCCTGAGCCGGCCTAGCAAGAAATCGAAGGCCGGTAACACATAATCTTTTATAAACGTGGCAATATCCTTCAGGGCTTTAAAAACGTCCTTAATGCCCTCTGCGGCTTTCTCTGCCCATTCTTTTAATTTCCCGCTTTCCTTCAACTCTTTTACTTTATCCAGGATGTTTTTAAGCTCGCCTTTTAAAAAGTCGTAAACGCCTGCATCCATAACTTCCTGCCTGAATTGAAACCAGGCGTCTTCCAGCATGGAGATCATTCCATCCCACGTGCCGGCCAGCTTGTCTGCAGCTCCGGAGATCTTCCCTTCCGGATCCGTGAAAGCGTCATACATTGCATCTCTGAATTCAGGGAGAGTAAGTTTTGAAATATCTCCAAGCCCGGTCTTGAGCTTGACAGAATCTTTGATGATTTGAAGGATCCCACGCTCTCGAAAGATGTCTGCAGCTCCAGCTCCGCCGGCGTATGCTCGGCCCAATGCCTCCGCTGCTTCTGTGACATCCATCCCCATGACGGCGGCCAGGTCCGCTAGGATAGGCGTCCATTTCTCCAGATCTGCCCCAAATGCTGTGACTGTGGTCCCGGCTTCGATTATATCCTGCAAAGTAAATGGAACCTGAGACGCGACCTCCTCGAAATAATCCATAGCCGCGGTGGCAGCATCCTGAGATCCCAGCAAAGCTTCAAGGCGTACTTTATAGTTCTCAGTCTCTCTTCCAACTGACATGAATGAGTTAATTAAACCCGTGGCTCCTCTTAAAGCAGCGTTTATCCCTCCGACCGCAAGAATCCCCCCTGCAACCTGCTTCCAGAGTCCCTTGACCTTTGAATCGCTTGTCTTGGCTTCTTTGCCTAGAGTATCAACTTCATCAGACAGATCCCTGATCTTCTTCTCCGCATTGTGCAGCCGGGCGTAGACATCGATATTGACCGTAGGCATTTTACTCTCCAGATCCCGGATCCTGTTTCTTTGCCGACATCTTTTGCTTGAATTCCAGGATCATATTCATTTTCATCAAAAATAAGCTCAGCTCGATCTCCTTCAGCCCTAATTTCTCGATCAAAACTGGCATAAGGTTAAAGTCATAGACAAACTGATTGACATGCTCCTGATACCAGCTCCAAACATAAGCATCGTGCCCTTCAAGTTCCGGCGGATTTAAAGCTAAAATGTCTTCAATGCCCATCTCATCATCATCCGCCGATTCCCTTTCTTTCTCCAGGTTCGGTAACGCATTCAAATGGTTCTCCAGCCAGATGAGATAGGCTTCTAATTTTTTGTGAAATTCCTCATGTCCGAAATGAAATCAAGGATCTCGCCCATGAAAAACCGTGACCTGTTTTTCGTATTCCCTTTTGCCGTTTCCCAAAGAAGAGGGACGAGATATGTCGCTTTGTTCTGCTTGGTGCAAGGCAAGGATTTTCCTCCAGGAAGAGTCAGATCCCAGCCGACAACATGGTTTAACACAAAAGGAATGTTCGTCTTAAGCGCTTCCGGCAGCCGTTCAACAAACTGATCGGGAACAGAGCCTTTCTCGACATCTGATTCCTTGAGCCTGGGGAAGAGCTTTTTCATCTGCAGTACCCTTTTGAATGAAGCCTCATTCGAAAGCGGCTTCAGTTTCAGCTTGATCTTCGGGGGAGAAATCAACGCGCTCTCCAATTCAAATTCCTTCTCTACCTCCGGTTTAGGCAGTCTTATTTCCGGCATTCTTTGCCTCCTTAAAGAACAGGGGCCAGCTGACCCGATGTTCTTCTTATGCTAAGTAATCTGTGGACTGAAGATTCACGAGCTCTATGTACCAGCGGGCATAATCCATTCCTGTCGGCGCACTTGCGGCCTCTTCACCAACAAGATCGATCGCGCTCTTCAGCACCTGATCTGAAGGATCCGGCATTCCCAGGACTCGGGCTCTCGGGAAAAAGAAAGCCAAATCGTAATAGTAGGTGCTTTCTATCAAGGCTCCTGTGCATTTAATCAATAGCTTCTGCTCTGTTTCTCCCGTGAATTTTGTCCAGAACTCTGCGTTTATGGCATTATCTCTCGGAAAATCAATGTGGATCCTGGGCCCTAATTCGGAAGGTTTGGCATTGCCAACGGGCTGCATGATTTTCGAACTTCCTAATCCGTGCTCTCCATCATGCGGCCGGTTGAAAGTTATCGAAAGGGCACTTGCATCAAGTGCGGACTCTGAGGCAACATCTCCCCCGCTCTCATCATTCATCTTGACTGAGATCTGCGGATATTTGATACGGTTAGATCTATCGACATAAGTGATAGCATCCATCTGGGTTGCCGTGTTCACGCTGGAGTCATCTATAACCGTATCTCCCCTCAGATTGAACGTGACCTTCAGAAGGGCCTCCTCGATCGTGAAGGTGACAGCAATCACCTTAGCAGAGGGAACCTCCAGGATCTTTCCCGGTCTCTCTACAGCATAGGTGATGAAGTTTCCATAGACTTCATCGGCCCACTGGAAAACATGCTTGTAAGCAGTTGTGTCAAGCAAAGACGGGGCTCCGGCCGTACCAAAAAAGCCGGCGAGCGCGGTCCCCAGCTGTCCGGGATCATAGCGCATTGTGGCCTTGATGGAGAAGTCGACGGGATTTATAACCCCGAGATCTCCTTCTAGGACACAGGGGGTATCCATTTCATCGGCGGGGAGATAATTCTGACTTCTTACTCCCCGTAATCCGCCATCCTCTTCGATCAGGACCCCCAAAGTAGCTCCAAGGGCAACAGCCGTTCCCCATGTGGTCCCCTTGGTCATTCCCGCCGCGTACAATGGTCGTGTCGGAACTGTTGGTGTAGCCATTATTCTTTCTCCTCTTTGGACTTTTTAGGAGATGTCACATATTCTGCAGCGCCGGTCTTTACCCATTCCTCTACAACTTCCGGGGGATAATTCTTTACATCGTGAACCTTTCCCTTTATCAGCTTTGGTCCTCTTCTCGGAGAGGAGCTCTGGATAAGCCAGACGAATTGTTTTTCTGCCATAACTACCTCCTTTCGCCAAACCTAATTATCAGCTCGGCGAAACGTCTCTAATGTAATCAACCTGAAAATACAGGTGAGAAACCATGTAGGCTTCGTTGTACTCGGTCATATCGTGGCCGGCATAGGTCAGCAGCGGATCCGAAGATAACCCTGAAATACTTGAAGCATTTACCAGGTCCTTCCAGATTGTCTCTCTATCATCGATCGCCGTCTTCTCGACGGTCCGGGGCTTCCTGTACAGCTTGTAGGCGATCCAAACATGAATCATCTCCAGCGGATTCTCGATATAATTCAGATATATCTGATTCTCCACCGGCTCAGGGACCACCCGGAAAGCCTTGTCGACAACAGAATCCGGCACTGAATCGAAGTCAAAGACTTCCTCAGTCTGCACAAAGCTGAGTGCAACCATCCTGGCCTCGATTGCCTCAACAATCGATTTGATATCTCCCACGGCCTACCTCTCGAAGTTCACCTGGCCAAGAACGCCCTTGCGCTCGTCCTCTTCAATCAAACCGTCTTCATCTGAATCGTATTTGATAGAGAGGGACGCGAACTGCTGTTCGTACCGATCTTTATAGGCCAGATGCTTTTCCCAAAAGATGTCATCTGTGGATTTCGAAAAATCGAAATAGATCAGCTCTAAAGTTTTCAGGATATGGACCTCTCTGAGCTGGGATCCGTCAATCAGCATGTGAGGACGTTTTCCCTTGTCCTTAATAGCCCGGTAGATGATCTTCCAGGCCTCCTGGATCTGAGTGTCGTAGTTTGACTGTGTGCTCCATCTTTCATCTCCCAAAAGCGGAGCATACTTTTTCAGATCGTCATCGATGATGCACGGCTTGAGCTTGTTGAGGACAATATCGAAAAGAAATCTTGCTACGTAATCGACGCTGCTGATCGTATAAGTGACCTCAATGATCGCGTCCTCCTCGACATCTGCTGTATGCGTCGCGGCCAGGGAATAGGTTAAGGTCCCGACCCCTGATTCAATGCTCATGCTCTGATCTTCCACATACTCGTCGCCTTCAGGATCCTTCACAGTGATGGTCGCTGAGGACGGCTCAAGCTGTGAACCGTCCTCATAGACCTTGACTTCTATTGGATAGGCCTCGTTCTGGACAGCCTGGTTCTCTGTGAGAATTTCGACTTTCATCGGATACTACTTTGGTTCCTTGGGCTTCTCCTCTTTCTTCTTCTTTGCAGCTGCTTCTTTTTCAGCCTTTGCCTCACGGGCCTTTTTCAGGGCCTCCTCTTTCTTCTTCGTCGCCCAGTATTCCTCAGTGATATCTTCACAGCCGAATTTCTCAACGCACTGCTTGGCATCGATGTCATCACTTGTGGATCCTCGCCCCTTTTCGAAATAGACGTGGCCACACATGCCAGTGAAATCTTTGTCCTGATGCTTCAGGATGTAAATCATGGTTTCCTCCTGCAACCCTTCTTAGGGTTTATTTTGTCAGAAAGCACTCCCAGGTCACTGCTCCGGTAGCAACCACAGAGACGGTTCTGACATATCTTTGAGTGATCTTGACGAACACCTCAAATTTGCCAGTCCCATCCATGACAGCTCCATCAGCAGGATCTAGGAAGTTCGAGCCGGGGACATCATACCAGGTGCTTCCATCGGCAGATTGCTGCAGCTTCAAGGTGATTGTTCCCGCATTCGCGGTAACAAGACAGACTGCTCTGATTGGTTTGTCGCCTCCGGGCCCGACATCCTTTGAAGCCCCATTCTCAGTCCCAACGGCCTGAGAAGCGGAGGCTCTAAGATCTGTTAAAACATCATAAGTTGACATTCTTTCCTCCTCAGATTTTGTTGCCGCTCTTTAACTCACAGCAGCGGTAATACCAGCACCACGAGCAGCAGCGCGAGGACTCATGACGATGAATCCGATATCCCACTCAATCCGGGTCCTCTCAACGGGTTTGGCATCGATTTCACCAAGATCTCGAGCATCCAGCGGTCCGCTCTGGATCCCACACACATACTCTTCTCCCCACTTGACAACATAGAACGAGGCAGTCACATCTGAGTTTCCGCGGGTTTCATCGAAATCAAGGATCACGTTTCCGCTGTTATCCTTGTCCAGAATGAGAATGGGGATGTCGTCGAAGTATTTGACCTTTCGGCCAAATGCATCTTCCTGGATGGTCATGATCGTGGACGCTTCAAAGAGATTCTGAAACTGTCTGTGCATTTTCTTTCCCATCAGAATCCCGTCCGGTCGGCCGTCAACGGCATCGATTACCTGGTGAACGAAATTCTTGGAAAGATTTGCTCCATTTGCGCCGGCGTATTTGACCTGATCACCGGTCAACCTCTGGTTGAGACCATCGGGCTCCTTGGGATCACTGGAATTGTTCCCGTCGATGAAGGTCTTGTTGAAATAAAGGGACGCTGCCTTGATCTTCATCTTTGTGTCGATCGAACGCCGGTCCTGGATCCTCTGAGTCCTCTTGTGATACAGATCGCTATCTGCATCTCCCCCCATAACTTTTAGGGTTTCTGTCTGAGGGTTGATGACTCCGGTTCCTTCATCAAAAGCTTCATTGACTCCTCTGAAAGCGATCCCAGGAAGTCTCTCTTCGACATTGTATTGATAGGCATTGCCCTCAATATTCATGAACGGGATCCGTTCGAGAATCACGCTTTCATAGGCGAATTTTTCAATTACACCCCGGCGCAATTCGTCCTGTTCTGTTTTTGCAACTTCAATCAGCGTTAAAGCCATTTGAGCTCCTCCAAATCTTAATTTCTCGCTACATCACAAAACCATGCAATGGAGCAGCTCTTCTTGAGCGTACTGTTTACTTTTTTTTCTTCTGAAAATAGCTGCTGATCCGCTGATCAGGCGTCAGGCCTTCTTTGGTCCCTTTGACTTTAGAATGAAGGTCTGGCTTACGGTCCTCCGGACCTTTATTGCCTTGATCATCATCGTCATCATCACCCTCTTTTTTGAAGAAGTTTGGCTTCTTCTCTTTAAAAGCCGTGATGACCTCTGCGGCATTTTCGACCTCGTAGTCTTCACTGATTTTGACATCGCTTGTGTCTATCAGATCGATGAGGTCCGGATCCGTTATTCCTTGCTTGGAAGCTTCGATCCGCAATGCCAATTTAACGACCTGAGTCTTGAATTTACCCTCAGCCGTTTCTTTTTCTCCCTGGAGCTTCTCGCTCAATTCTTTGTACTTCTCCTGGTCTTTCAACTTCTTTGCATCTGCCTCTGCTTGGTCTTTTTTGACCTTCTCCAGTTGCAGTCTGTACTTCTTCGCTTCTGCGTTGGCTGCTCGCTTTTTCTCAAGCAAATCTTTGACGGAATCTGGGCTGCCCATAATCTCCTTTATGGAGGGGTCTGTTTTATCATCACCATCCCCAGCGCCATTTCCGTCTCCATCATCATCACCGCCTCCGTTTCCATCTCCGTCCCCGTCACCTCCGCCGGTATCGGCAAAGCCGAGAACTCCAAAGGAAACTAAAGGCAATATCCATGCTAGGATTTCCAATATTGACATCTTGTCCTCCGTTATTTATTTCTCCCCTTCTGGGGATTTGCTGCGTTTTAATAATCCGTTTTCCCAGAGAAAACAATTAATACCGCTTCCCAATGCGCTAACGATCCGTTCCTCCTCTTTTCCGGTTAAATCAACCAATCCTGTCTCAACAAAAAGCATGTGAATAACTTCATGCATAATTGTCTCCCAAATTCCCTCGATGGTTTTTTCTCCTTTAAGGATCCGGAACTCCTGTTTATACCCATAGGAAAAACCTGTGTAGACTTTTCCATCGTTATCGCTCTTGTGAACCTTTTCATGGTCGTCGAAATACAAAATCTTGAATGGGATTGACATGATCTTCAGTTCTTTAGGCAGCTGCATCATCTCCTCCCCAGGATCTTCATGATCTTGTCGTCATAGTGCTTTTTGACAAACTTCTTGAGAGCTGTTTTTGTGATATCCATAAAATCCCTCTGAGGCTGTTTGCCAGCGCCTGTTGTATGGATCTGAGCAATCATATCAGTTCGGGCCCTTTTGCCTCCTCCATAGCTTTCAGGTTTAACAAAGACCTTTCCACGTATCGGAGTAATGACTTGGGTATCCAAGGCCCTGAGCATTCTTCCGGAATCCCTGAGGTTAACCCGGCTCTTTCCCTTTCTCTTTTTGTAGCTCTCAGAATATGGAGCAAAGGATCTGTTCTTATAATCACGGCCCTTTCCGGTCCGCTCTTTAATCCTCTCTTTGACATCCTCACAGACGCCTTCCATAGGCTTTGTAGAGCCAAGAAAGTCCTC